CGTAGTTGCAGCTTGTCCACCTTCTTTAGATACAAAAAGACCTAAAGCTCTGCCAGGTCCTGCTGTACCACCTGCATTATGTGTAGCGATACCTGAAGCTGTTGTCGATTTTATATCTACTGGATATGTACTCATTAATTTTCTCCTATTTAAATTATGTGTGGGCCGAAGCCCACACTAAATTAATTATTATGAAAGGTTATTGTTCTGTAAGTAGTTAATAACTACTGTAGCAGCACCTGCTGATGCATCGTTGTTTGCACCATTATAGATGTAACCAATTCTGATGTCAGAAGATCCAATATCTTTCCAGTTTGCACAAAGTGCAGCTGTTCCCATTGCTATTTTCCCAACTGCTGCAATACTTACATCATTAACATATAAGTCTGTATCAGCTGATGATCCTATCTCAAGTATGTCAGAACCTGAATCGTTAAACGCAGTTTCTACATTAACTTCAATAGATACTATTTGAGAATTAGCTGGAATCACAACGTTTGTATCCGTTGCTGTAGCTTCTACTGTATAATCAAATGAAAATGTTTGAGACATTAATACTTGTCCCGTGTTTTTTACATCATCTCCAACTGTAGTACCAGTAGTGTTTGAAATCGTTCCCGCTTTAATCGGTCCCGAAAATGTTGTTGTTGCCATGTTTATATCCTCCTAGTTTTCCGAATACTGTCTCTAGGCCGTCGACTATACGCGTCAGTATTCTAATTAAATGTATAGTGTTGAGAATATATAGTAAATTTTAATAGAGTGCAAGAGAGCCTTATAATGAATGTGCGTTTTCAACGATGTAGCGTTTGTTTACGTAGCTACTGACACGCTTGGGGCTGCATCTTCAACTTTGTTGATCGATTGTGCCAACCTAGCTTCTTCCATCTTAATATCAGAAATAATTTCTCTGACTTTATGATCTATCCTAACCATATCGAGAGTATATCTACCCTCATTAAGATGATGCTGTTCCCAATCCAGTTCCAGCTTCCTTTTCTGCTTGTAAAGGTCTGAAAGTGTTTGCATCTAGGACCTCCTCATAGGTAATCCATTTTATAGACCGACTAGTAAATCCGTCTTTTTCCCATTTTACACCTTTTTCTCCTAGTTTGTCAACTATTGAATTTTCAATAGACTCGGCGTTGTCTTCTGCTTCAACTATGAATCGCGCATGATATCCATACGCCCTGATATTAACTAGAAATTTTGTCATGATTATTCACCTTTTACCACAAAAAAAAGGGGCCGTTAAGCCCCTTTTTAAATTATTTATTTTAACGATTATGTTGCGTTAGAACCAAAGATACCTCTAGGGTCTGAGAATCCGAATACGTATCTCTCTCTAGCTTTGTATCTTACGTTTCCTGTATCGAAGTCACCTTCCATTGAAGTTTTGATAGGTGATCTTACGAAATGCTTAAGACCGTTAGGAACATCTGTTTTAATGAAGAACTTCTTCGTTGAAGTTAAGTAGTGGTTAACTGCATAACCTTGCGGAATCATTCCCATTGACGCTAATGCGTTAATGTCATTATCAGCTGTACCTACTCTGCCTGTAGACTTCATCAGTCTTTCAGCAGTAAATTGAAGAGCTGAAGGAATAATTAATTTCACTCCTTGCGCCGCAATTTTTAGGCCTCTTTCATCAGTAAACGCCGCGATGTCAATCAACGACTGTTCTAATGAAGTTTCGTTAAGTTCAGCAGGTGTGCTTAACTCGTTAGAGAAAGATCCCGCTAAAGTTGGGTGGTCTGTCGCAAAAAGCGCTTTTCCATCACCACCAGCAAAGTTTGCATTGAAACCATTGTTCAATACTGCTGCTGCCTTAACTTGCTTTGTGTTTGCCATAGATCTCGCTAACGCTTTTGTATATCTAGACGCAAGTCTGTCATACAAGTTATCTTCGATAGCTTCTTCTGTGATTGCAAACGCCAACGCAATTGTTTCGTTTGTGTAACGTGCTGTGAAAGTTTCTTGTGCATCATCAAATGTTACACCTTGACCTTCAGGTTTTACTGCCGCATTCGCGAAACCAGATAACATTACTTCTTCTTCAAAAGCTCTGTCAGAAGTTTCTGTGTCGAATATTTCAGCATGCTCGTTAGCATATTGTTTGTATTCTAGCCCGAATAGTGCATTCAGACCAGGCTCTAGTTCTTTAACTAGCTGTGCTCGTGATATTGCCATAGTTTTATACTCCTATTCTACTATTAATTATCGCCATTATACAAGTTTGAAGCACCAGAAATAACTACGATTTGGTTTGATCCAACCGCTGTGTTATCTTTGTTTTCAGGGTCATTTGCTGATCTCACAAGTTTAAACATGTGAGTAGAAGCTGCCCCGCCTCCGATGTCTAGTGTAACAGTCGATTGACCGCTAACCGCATCACTTGCAGTAAAGCTGTTTACGTTATAGCCAGCATCTCCGTACATAGCTTGAGTAACTGCCGCATCCGCTTTTGTTTCGTACTCTTGAAACGGATTGTCATTTACAAAACCTAAGCCGTCGTCGCTGCCTGTATTATAGTCAGTTCCAAATGTTGTGGACGCTGCTACTGAGTTTGCGAAAGTTGGTTTGCTCGTTGTGCTGTTTACGAAGAAACATCCATTGAACACACCAATAAGAGGAGCATGACCTGAATTGTCATATGTTGCTCCACCATTTCCACCATCATCAGTAGTTGCGAAACTTGCATCTTGTAAATAACCTTGGTCACCACTTGCATCTTGAAGTGATACTGGATTATTTTTGAAGATACCAACACCTAGGCCTGATTTGATTTTGTACTCAGATTGTCCTGACGTTGCTGGAGTATTTCCAACAGTCGTTACAGTTCTTAAGCCAAAACCAGTTGTACTTGCATTTGCCATAGTTTTAGTTTCCTTATTGTTGTTAAGTTAATTTAATGGATAGGAATTGCTAAATTATTAGCTTTTCTTTGTACCACCAAAAGTTACACTAGATGAAGATTCATTTCTGAATTTCATCCCAGCTTGCCTTTCCTTCATAAGATCGTTGTTTATGGCTTCATCTTTTTCTTGAGTCTTCTTGTTATAGTAAGCCTCAATTTGAGCTGCGATCTCTTCCGGTATCCTTGCCAGCAAAAGGCCACCTACTCCAATGATTCCTGCGTATCTTCCTTCAGTCATCTGTGGAAAGTCTTGATCTGGATATTCATCAGCTCTAACTAATTCGTATCCTTCTCTTAACGAAGCTGCAACATTTTTGGTATCTTGATACCCCATGCTTTCAGCTCTTATCCACTGATGTCTATAACCTTCTGGCGCAGGTGGTGCATCGAGTGAGTTGGGTGGAGTCCAGATCTTTTTAGATTCCTCTTTTGATCTTGTTTGACTCGCACGTGAAGTTCTTATTTTATCTTTTTCCATATGCCTATACTCCTTCCGTGATTTTTAATTGTTTAGCATAATCTTCGAGTGGCACACCTAATCTTTTAGCGATTGCTACCTGTGAAGGCGTGAGTTTTACAGTTTTCTTGCGTCCTGTTGAGGCTGAACGTTTAGCCGAGGCTACGTTTTGAGCAGGTTTTGCTCTCTCTGTAGGTTTTGACTCTATTTTATCAAATTTATGCGGAAATTCAAGTCTTATTCTTTTATCAACTTCCGTATAGTATTCATCAGTTTTAGGATCATAACCTTCCTCCTCTACTAGCTTCTTATGTATGTCAAAAGCCGTATAAGTCATAGCTGAATCGTTACCAAACCAAGAGTTATTAGCTGCCCACTCTTCCGCTTTAGGATCTGTTGCAGGTTTTCTATCAGTTCTTTGTGTATTGATATTAACTTCTTTTTTTGGTGCTTCCTCTCTATTTTTCATAGACGAAAGTCTAGCTGCATCCATAGTCAAATTTGCAATTTGTTCTTGAGCTGCAACTTGTGCTTCGATATCTTGAGACTCAATAGCAGTTTTAAGAGCTAATTTAGCTGCTGCTAAATTTGTCTTAACTCTACTTTCAAACTCAGAAACATAAGTTTTATCTAATTTAGATAATCTACTTTCTACTGTTTCTTTATCTTTTTTTATTGACTCAGCATAAGCGATTGCCTCTTCTTTTTGCCTTTCTGCTTCTCTCATTTTACGAGTTAGTTTAGCAATTCTTTTTTGAACTCCTTCACTATATTCTTTTAACT